TTATTTAATAGAAATGGCATAAGAAACCACAACTGTTTTCACTCCGGCTTGCGGATATTTATTTTTGTAGTATTCAGAAAGGTCTTTATAAAGATAAGCTACATCGGGGGTTAAATCTACGTTTCTTGATTTAGCAGAACGACCCATAAACACATCAAATGAAAGATAATTCGTTTCATTTCCATGTTCATCTAAAAAAGTCCATTTCCCATAACCAAACACATTTCCTTCTGGAGGAAGTAATTTGTAAGATTCTGGCATTTCTTCCGGGGCTTTGTTTTCGTTTTTTATAATACACGGTCCCAATGTATTATTATCGTCTTTTATTGCAATACATCTTAGGAATTTGTCTTCGCTCCGCCAAAGCATATAATGAAAATCCAAAGGAATAAAAGATTTTTTTTTCAATTCTTCTTCAATAAGTTTTTGATTATTATCTGCATCTACTACATATCTGTATTTAGGAAGCTGTACATTCTCATAGTATGATTTAGGGATAAAATGTAAAGGCAAATTTTCTGAATCTTTCCTATCTTTAGATATTATTTCAAGTAGTTCATATTCCGTCCATGCGGGATTTCCCATGCTATAATCCAAATAATTTGTTTCACTGATTTTTACCTTATATTCATATCCTTTCTCAAACTCAAATTCATCAATGACTCCAAGGCTCTCCCATTCTTGGGCATTTTCTTTCTTTACGGCATATACATCAGACAAATAATTAAATCCGTCTGACCAACAAACACCGGGTATCTTCTTTGATGCAATGGTTAAAGAATATTCCTTGTAGTCTGTCACTTTCTCACCCTCTTCATCTTTGTTATCACAACCTATAAAGCCGAATATACAGAGAAATAATATCAGTATTTCTAATTTTTGAGTTTTCATATCTATCAAATTTTACGATTCTGTATTTACTTTTATTTGCTCTATCCTTATTTTGTGTGCAAATATATAAAAAGTGCCATTCATAAGGCATTATGAACAGCACTTTTTTATTGTTTTCCAGCAAGATAAAACGGTTATATCTTCATTCCCCTACCTTTTTTTTGCGGTTGTATAGGTCGGCGTATGTTCTGCCTTAACTTCTCGAACTGTTCCTTGAACCACTCGGCAATGGGCTTTCGGTCAATGGCAAGAACCAGTCTCGTCCCGTCCGTGGGGTCTTTCACGACTTGAAACCCTGCCTTTTCGGTCGTGAATTTCCGTCCGTGTTCCTCCGAGTAAAGTTCCCCTGCATACTCCAACGGCTTTCCCTTGACGAGCGTTGCGGTTTGCCTTTCATCGAATCCCACAAGGCGGCATAGGTTTTCGATACGGAGCATTTCACGGAAATAGGGAAACCATGCCGCCGCCCTTGCGATTACCGTTTTCAAGAAAGATATTTCCTCCTTGTGCTTCGTTTCCTTGTCCGCTATCTCCCTGCGGTACTTCCGTTCTACTTCTGCCATCTGTCGGCTGTGGTCTGCCTGCATGTTCTGTATTCTGTCTTGCAGGGCTTCGATGGTTTCCTCGTGGTCGGCTACCTCCCTATGCAGGGCGATGTTCTCTTTTTCCAATGTCTTGACCTTGTTGCTGCCGAAAAGAGAACCGACACTCTCGGCGATGTTGGCGGCTGCGGTGGTTGCTGCCCCTTTCAGCTTCTCGGTCTGTATTTCTTTTTTCGCCCGTCTTAGTTCTTCCCGTGCCGTTTCTTTCTGCTGTTGCAAATCCACCACTTCCGCTTTGAGGTTGTCGGCGAGTTTCTGTATATCCCGATAATACTGCTGCGTGGACTTGTGGCGAGCCTTCGAGCCGTCTATGCCCCTTTGCAACCCGTATTTCGCCATCGCCACGGCATAGGTATCTTGGTAGGACTTCAATTTCAGCCGTGTCATAATATCGTCTGCGCACAGCCTCACGGTGTCGGTCGGCTTCTTGCGGTATCGCTTCTTCGTCTGTTCCTCCCTTTTCCTGCGCTTGCGCTCTCCCTTGACGATGGGGACGAGTGTAACGTGTATGTGCGGCGTTTCCTCGTCCCTGTGCAGGTGAGCCGCCACGATGTTCTCCTTTCCGAACGTGTCGGCGAAGTATTTCAGATTGTCGGCGCACCACTCGTCCAAACGCCCCTCTTCCTCTATCCGCTTCATGTCCTCGTGCGTTCCCGATACGTTGATGCGGATTGCCCGTACTTGGTTGCTTCCGATTTTGCGTGTCAGCCCCGCTTCTTCTAATCTCTGCTGTATAGCCGCCGAACGGTCTTTTATCCCGTCGGGGTATTCGATAAGCCTGCGGTTTAGGTGCGTGCGTGTGGGGTCGGCGTTCTTCGGTATGATGAAACGCTCGATATGTGCGGTCGTTCCGCTGTCGCTGCCGTGCGCCTTTTCCATGTGTAAAACTACGAAACCCATATATTCTTCCTTTCTTTTTTGGCTTGTGAAACAATGATTTTTTGTATCTTCGGGGGCGGCAAATGCCGTCCCCGATGGGGTGTGCAGAGGGGCTTGCCCCTTGCCTTATTGGGGAATTTTCAGCGATACGTAGTATTGCGGCTCGGAAAATTCCCTAATAAGCTACGGTATTTTCTCCGTAAATACCCTGCGGCGTGCCGTCTGCCTTTCGGCTGTGGCTGTTCCTACCACCTGCTTACCCATATAACCCCACCTTATTTTTTCCCTTTCGGTCGGTGGGTGGCGGGGCGGTCGTTTCCGTTTTCAAAGGCTCTTTTGCATGGGGCGGTCGGATACAAGGTTTTCCCGATAAATACGCTCGCAGCGAAGCGAGAGGAAGATTTATCGGGAAACGGCGCAGCCGCCTGACCTTTTAGCCGACATAAAGCCCCGTGCTTGCTTTGCCTTTGTAAACGGAAATGATTGCTCCGCTTTCCTCTGAAAAGAGGAATAGAACCTGCAATATATATCACCATAGTGATAGGTTTGCATGTTGGTATGCTGATATGTTGGTATGTTTGCATGTTGGTATGTTGATATATCATCATGCTTTCCAACGGCTGTTGGGCTTGCCGTCCGAAACAACCGACACGAATACCGTCGTTTTCTCTTTTCGCCCGTGTATAATCCTCTCTAATAATGCCCTGCGGACTTTCGCCGCCCCGAACGATTCGACACGGAAAGCGAGGGCGGCTATCGTTTCGAGGTTGTAAACCTCCGCGCTGTATTTGTCCGATAGGCGGATAATGTGCTTTATGTCATATATAGATAAAACTCCGCTTTTGCAGAGTGCCTTTATCCCTGCCCTAACCGTCGGGGCGATAACCCCGAACAGTTCGCAGATTTCCCGCTCGGTCATGGCGGTTGCGCCTATATCGCTCGGCAGGGAGATATTGCCCTGCCCGTCCATCGTGATAATGTTCCTTTCTTCTTTCATCGGTATTCTGTTCTTAATTAGATGGCTCGGCAGATATTCTTCTCCATATCTTCCAACTTGTGCGACAAGGTTTCCATGTCTTGGCTTATCTTCTGGGCGGTGATTTTGGCGTAAATTTGGGTGGTCTTTATGTTCGTGTGCCCCAAAAGGCGGCTCACCGTTTCGATGGGTACGCCGTGCGACAGAAGTACGGTCGTGGCGTTCGTGTGGCGTGCGACATGGTAGGTCAAGCGTACCTTGAAGCCGCATTGTCTGCCTATATCTTTGAGTATCTTGTTACAACTGCCGTTGTTCGGAACGGGGAAAACATGACCGTCCCTTGCCAGCCCCTTGTACTTCTCGATGATACGCTTGGGAACGTCCAAAAGGCGGATGTTCGATTCGGTGTTGGTCTTCTTTCTTCGGGTGATTATCCACAGGTTGCCGTCGAAGAATGTTTGCAGGCGGTCGGCGGTGAGGTTCTTCACGTCCGAATACGCCAAACCCGTGAAAACAGAAAAGACGAACAAGTCCCGTACAAGCTCGTGGGTGGCGTTCTTCATCGGTGCGTTCATGAGCGTCTGTATCTCCGTTTGGGTGAGGTAGCCCCTGTCCACGCTTTCGGGAGAGTTGATATATCCCGCAAAGGGATTAAAGGGCAAACGCCCGTCGTTCCTCGCTATGGAAACGATGTGTTTCAACACAATCATGTAGCCCCACACGGTATTGGTGCGGCATTTCTTCTCCGTGCGCAGAAAATACTCGAAGTCGTTGATGAACGTGAGGTTGAGTTCCTTTAATGGAATATCCTCACGCTTGTAGGTATGGGGCAGGAACTCCCGAATATGGTTGCAGACCGTCCGATAACGGGTAAATGTACCCTGCGCCCTGCTGTGCCCGACTTTCTTCTCGAACTCGGCGTTGTGCTGCTCGAACAGCTTCAGCAAAGTTTCCTGCTTGACGCCGATACCGAGATAGGCGTCTTTGAGTTTGGCGGCGGTAACATAACCGTCCGTCTGCATTAACTCTTGATAGCGGCGGTTTACCTCCACACGGATTTTATCTACCGCAAGGTTGATTCTCTGCGCTTCGACGCTCTTGCCCGAAGCACGGTTGTTCTTCACGTCCCACAGCCGTGGGGGAACGTCCATCTTGCAACTGAACTGTTTAATCTCGCCGTCCACCGTGATACGGCACATTAAAGGCAGGTTGCCGTTCGGCTTCTCGCTGCCTTTCTTCACGTAAAATAATACCTTGAATGTACTACGCATAACTCACTCCTTTTTTTGGTTACAAAATTAGTTATTAGTGAGTTACCGACAGCTATGTAAATCTACGCAAAACGCAGAAACAGAACCTTTTAGCAAAAAATCTGCACCCGTTACGGGAGTAACGAGGTGGTAACTGAACTTCTGCACCGTTTGGCTTCGAGGTGGTATTTCGTTGGCTCTGCCCCATAGAAAAACAAAGCGTAACGAACGCTCTATCAGCTAATTCGCTACGCTTTGCCCAAATTTACTTTTTCGCTATGTGTTTATTTTATGCTGTATTTCCTGGAGTCTAATAACAATATGGAAATACAGTTCAGAGGGTTCCGCATGAAGTATGACCCACAAGATCTGACGAAGTGGACGGGCGTATTTGATAACGGCACAGTCCGACTTTCTTTGGCATCTGCCAGCAATGACGGGCTGATGAGTAAGGAGGACAAGGCCAAGGTTGACGGAATCCGGTTCAGCGAAGATGAGAACAGTGTGCTGTTCAACGGGAAGAAGTACGGGGTACATGTATTTAAGAACCTACAAAGATTAAGCACGTCATCTTCTTCGGATGATGTTAAGAAAGCATTAAACATAGACAGTCCACAAGACCTTGAATCTTTAATATCTAAAGGATTAAATTTTGTTAGTGTTGATACAGAGTCCACGGATAAAAATTTATGTCCGTGTTCAGTCCGGTATGCTGCCCCCAATATTATATCAATCACTTATTGTTCTGCATATAGCAGTAACATTTTAACTGTACATATTAGTGTGCTTTCTGGGAGCAGTTCCAGTTTCAGGGTTGATGGCATAGAAGACCCTATAAATTCCATCCCATCAGTAAACAATACCCTGACATCTACATCAGCATCTGAGGCATTATCGGCATCCATGGGTAAGAAATTGCAGGATGAGAAGTTGGCGAAGGAGGATGTGGTGGACAACCTAACTACGGATGAAGCTTCAAAAGCCTTGTCGGCTGCTCAGGGGAAGGCGTTGAACGACAAGATTGCGGAAATCTCAAATCCTGCCTCTGCGGAAAAGGATGGATTAATGTCGAAGGAGGACAAGGAAACCTTTGACAACATGAAAGATGGTGGTGCCATCGAGTACAAGGAAATTTCCGGGCAGACGGTGGATGCCGATGACCTTATCGTGCCGAAACTCACTGTAAGATACCTGAACAAGAACGCCTCCACAGCGGAAAACATATCGAATATACCGGCAAAAGGAGGCTTCGTTTTGGAATCCATGTGCGTGAGGTATGTGGATGAGGATAATTGCGGGTATATACAGACGTATTACTCCCAGAATTCGGATTCGAGGATACTCCCCTTTTCTCTCACAAGACAATATACAAACGGGAAGTGGACTGAGTGGCGGAGTACCGTGGGAAGATACCTGTGCGTCAATGAAGCCTACGAAAAAGTGGGAACTACTTTTTTAGGCACCGGGTTCCAGGTGGGGAACATATTCGACCGCTCCATAGTGAAAGACGGGGCTTTGGCCATTTCAACTCAAGACGTTGCCCTTCACCTGACAGGAGTTAAAAACAGTACCACTTATAAGGTTGTGTCGAATGCTTCAGTGGGATACTGGATGATGAAGAACTGCCCGGAACAATTTTTCCATTCCGGAAAGGTCGCAGTAAGTGAAGACAAGACAAGCGAATCGGATGAGAAGAAAAAAGAATACGTGGCCGAAGTGGTGTCCGTGGATGCGGAAGGGGGGACCGTGACGTTCTCGGAGAGCTTGAACCCATACACGGATTTCAATGATTATTCCGCCTCGTTCAAAGCCTATGCGGAAAACGGTTCGTTGTGCCTTTCGGCAGGCACTTCCACATTTCTCGGCATCGCCGGGGAAGAGTGCGTGGCGGGCGCGGAAAGTGCTGACGGGTGCGTTGCCCTTGGCGACCGTTGCGTGTCCACGGGTGGTTGTTCCGTGGCATTGTGTTGGCAAACGGTGGCGCGGAACTTCGCCGAGACGGCGTTGGGGATGTCCAACAAATCGCACAAAGGGGATTCTGCGGACAAGCAGACGTTGTTTTCCATCGGCAACGGGACTCAGTGGTTCAATGACTGGGGAACGGCGAAACAGAAGAACGCCATGGAGGTGATGAAGAACGGTGACGTGTACATCGAAGGTGTCGGTGGATATGACGGCATCAACGATGGTTTCACAGCCCAATCCGTGCAGGACGTAATCTCCGGTTTGCTGTCGGAGGTTTCGGCATTAAAGGAGGAAATAGAAGCACTAAAGGGAAGTGGGGCATGAAAAAAGGGAGGCACGCCGCCTCCCCCTTATTAACTTTAAATACAAATACCATGAAAAACAATCAGTTTTTCGGGCGTCCCTCGCGGGAGACGGAAGCAAAGTTAAACAAAAAAGTGGAAATATGAAAGCAAGTAATTCATTGATTGAGGCGATAAAGAGGTTCGAGGGATTCCGGAGCACGGCTTACCGTTGCCCGGCGGGCGTGTGGACGGTGGGCTACGGGCATACGGCGGGCGTAAAGCGTGGCGACAAGATGACGGAGGGCGAGGCGGAACGGCAGCTCAGGCGTGACTTGGCGGAATATGAGGCATTCGTGGACAAACTGGGCGTGACGGAGAGGCAGAACAAGTTTGACGCGTTGGTGGATTTCGCGTATAACCTTGGGTGCGATGCGTTGGAGGGTTCCACACTTTTGAAGAAAATACGGGCTTGCGCGCCTGATGCGGAGGTGCGTGCGGAGTTCATGAAGTGGGTGTATGCGACGGTGGCCGGGAAGAAGCGGAAGCTGGAGGGGCTGGTGAAGCGTAGGAAATGGGAGGCTGACAGGTTCTTTAATATCGCATAGCAATGGGAACGAGTGATGAATACTGGCCGATGCTTGACGACGGCGGGGGAGACGACGGGAAGGGTTTGCCGCCTTGGTTGGTTTTCCTCGTGTTGGCCGTGGGGGTCTGGATGCTGGCGCGGGCATTGGCGATGTGAAATGAATGATTATTAACCCGGTGACGGGGAAGCGGTCTTTGACTTGGTGGGATTGCAGTTTTTTGCAAATTAACAATTAATTGCATTGCAAATGCGTAGTAGTTTTGTATCTTTGCAAGATGTTGTAATACAATATAATAAAATAATAATATTGCAAATGTTATAATGATAATGTGCAAATGATGGAACAAAAGATAATTATGCCTGAGATAGGATTTGATATGCCTATAACAGATTTGGTTCTTGAATTGGAAAAATTAAGATACAAAGTTCTTGAAGGTACCACACATCCTTTGGTTTTTATGCAAATCAAAAACGTTTTCCATATGCTTGAAAGTATTGGTTCTTCTCGTATAGAAGGAAACAATACAACCATCATGGATTATGTGGAGAGTACAAAAATTAATGACGAAAATAGGAATAGGTCAAATGAACAGATTTTAGAAATATTAAATATTGAAAAAGCAACTTCTTTTATTGAAAGTGTTATTGATGACACTCCAATTACATTGTATTTTATAAGAGAACTTCATTCTTTGGTTGTCGATTCCCTTAGTGAAAGCAAGGAAGGTTGTTGTACAAAAGGTGAATTTAGGAAATGCAATGTCCGGATAAGTGGGTCTCTCCATACACCTCCTGACTTTTTGCAGGTACTACCTCTGATGCAAGAACTTGTTGATTTTATCAATGAGACAACCAAACCTAAATTTGACTTAATAAAAATATGTATAGCACATCATCGTTTTGTGTGGATACATCCATTTGAAAATGGAAATGGCCGTGTCGTACGATTGTTTACTTATGCACTATTGTTGAAGAATGTCTTTAAGAGTAAGCAACGAATTATAAATCCGACTGCTGTATTTTGTTCTGATAGAAGCAAATACTATAATTATTTATCTTTGGCTGATAAATATACTAACGAGGGTCTGATTGCTTGGAGTGAATATGTCTTGAATGGGCTTAAGGTTGAAATTGAGAAAATAGACCATATTGTGGATTATTCTTATCTGCGGGATAAGATACTTATTCCATCTTTATCGGATGCATTATCGAATAAATATATCACAGATGTGGAACATTCCATTTTGAAATTAACTGTGTCTAAAAAGACACAAGAAATACAAGCATCAGATATAAAAGAGCTTTATATCACGAAGACTTCATCAGAAATATCCAGGATCATACGTTCGCTTATTGATAAAAGAATGTTAATTCCCATTTCGGAACGAGCAAGAAAATATGTTATCTCTTTTGGTAGTAATTATTTGCTTAGGTCTGTTCTTAAGTCTCTTGATAATAATGGTTTTCTACCTTTGAATAATTAATTGTATAATTGGTAATAAAGCGGCAATCCCACATAAACAAGTCGGGGTTGCCGCTTTTTCGTTGCCACAAAAAGAAGTAGGAATGAATAGATTTTTTAAAGTGTTCTGGCCTTGGCTGATGGTGCCGGTGTTCTGGCTCGTGGTCGGCCTGTTATTGTTTGCCATGTGTGGATGTGCACGGGTACAATATATTCCGGTGGAAACGGTCAGGGTGGACAGCGTGTATGGTGTACGTTGGTTTTCGGATAGTACTTTCCTCAAAGATTCTATTTACATAGAGTTGAGGGCGGAGAGGGACACAGTGTATAGGACAGAATATAGGTATCGGACACATTGGAGGGACCGCGTGGTGCATGACACATTGGAGACGGTCAGGGTGGACAGTGTATCAGTACCGGTTCCGGTGGAACGTAAGCTTTCGCGGTGGGAGGAAACCAAGCTGCATTACGGAGGATTTGCGCTTCTGGCTGTGGTTGTTTGTATCCTTATCGGATTCGGAAGGTTGGTGTACAGGCTGAAAAAGTAACGTTTACTCCTTCGGGGACGGGAGTATAAAAAAAGCCCCCAACGTTCCTTGCATTACCACATGACAAGACGCGAAAATAGCTCGCGCGTTGAGGGCTTTATGTCTTCATCGCGAGCTATTGTTGTATATAAACGCCTTGTCATGTGGTTTGACAAAGGTATGAATAAAAATTGAATATTGTATGTGTAAGGCAGATATTTTTAATGAGATTATTCAGATTGTCAGCAGGGAAACGGAGATTGCACCCAAAGTCATATTGTCGGGAAGCAAGGAAGCGGAGGTCGTCGATGCGCGTTACTTGCTTGTGTATTTCCTTTTTAAGGAGGGCTTCTACCCTTCCCAGATTGCATCATTGGTCGGCAAGACGAAACGGGCGGTAAACTATATGCTGTCTAATTTTTCTTCGCGTGTGAGGTGTGGGAAAATGATGGGAATATATCGGGAAAGAATCGGGAATGAGTTGGGAAAAAACTGATTTTGAGTGACATAATGTATTTGTAGTTTTGCAGGGTCAGGATATGCCTGACCTTGTAACTATTAATTAAAAATACATTATGGAGAGAACTTATGTTTTTAATCAGGAGCCTTCGAGTGGCGGGGGCAACAAATTTGACATCATGGCCATGCTTCCTAACCTGATGGGCGGCAAGGGAGTGGATCCTAACCTGATGGCGCTCCTTTCTCAGGGACGCAACAACCAGGACCAATGGGGAGGCTCATGGTGGTTTATCTGGATTATCCTGCTTTGGTTCTGCTGGGGCGGTAACGGATTCGGTTTCGGAGGACGTAACGGAGGAGGATTACCGGCTGAATTGAATGGTGATGTGGGTCGTGAATACCTGATGAGCGCCATTCAAGGTAACGGCAATGCCATTAACCAGCTCGCTTCTTCTTTGAACTGTTCTACACAACAGTTGCAGACGGCTTTGTGCAACATCCAAGGCTTGATTCAGGGTGTAGGGAACCAGGTGGGCATGTCCACGCAGCAAATCATCAACGCCTTCCAGAGCGGAAACCAAGCTATTCTCACTCAGATTGCCGACTGCTGCTGCAAGACGCAGACTGCTATTGAACGTCAGGGATATGAGAACCGTTTGGCAAATTGCGAAAGCATGAATACGCTCACCCGTACTATGGAGGGTAACACTCGCTCTTTGGCTGATGCTTACCGTGACGGTTTTAATACGCTTGTCGCCAAAATGGATGCGGCAGAGGCGCGTCGTCAGCAAGAGGCTTTGGCAGCCAAGGATGCGGAGATTGCCACATTGAAGGGTGAGATTTCGCAACGTAACCAGAACGCTACCATCCTGAATGCCGTAGGACAGCAGATTGCGCCTTTGGCGGCAGGCTTGCAGGCTTTGCAAGGGGATGTGGATGGTATCAAGTGTAAGATGCCTCCCACAGTAGCGGTACCGTACCCGCAGTTGCAGGTATATAACCCGGAAACTTTCCGTGCGGCAGCTTTCGGTGCATACGCCGGAGACATGGCTTATGGCCGTAGCGGTTATGGATGTGGTAACAACTACTGGGGTTAATTCCGGTAAGAAAGGAGGTAGCTATGTGGCCTAACTTTTTTACAGGACTTCCCTTTCCGTTCCCGTCACTGGGCAGGGTGAATTTCAACACCCTCCCGACGGTGGCGGTCACGGTGGGCACGGAGAATGTGACGCTGGAGCTTCCCAACCATGCGTTCCGTAACAGGGACTATGTGGGAGGGTTCTACATCAACCTCCGTCAGGCGATACCGGCCGGTACGACGGGCACGCTTCCCATACTGATAGGGACAAACGGTGACACCCGTCCGCTTATGGCTTACGGGGGTGAGCCGGTGACGGTGGCCAACCTTGCGGGAACGGGCATTTATGAAATCCATTATAACAAGTACACGAATGAGTTGTTCCTTGTCAATGGAGGATACAGGCCTACGACCGCCACGGCGGCACAGGCAAACGTGAGAACGGCTCCGGCTGGAGTGAACAAGTAATTAACCGGGGCATCGCAGGTTGCGGTGTCCCTATTTAAAAAACAACAATCATGTTTCAGAATTTAAGGGCAAACAATCAGTTATTCATCCTTCATAAGGAAGCTAAGCATTATGTGGAGATAGGTTCGGTGGTGAGCGTGTCGGCTCCCAAGCCCAAATATCCCATGACACAGCCTTTCCCGTCACCGCAGATAGAAATGGTGGTGGACGTGGTGGCCAGTATCAACGGGCAGAATACGACGTTCCAGAACCTTCCGGCAGGCGGTGACATCGCGGACTTCGGACAGAACGGGAATATCGTGGTCTCATGTTCGCGGGATGCGATGAACAATGAAATCTCGATGATAAAACAGAAGAGCAGCGAGATTGTCAACAGCCGGGATTACCATCTTAATGTGATAACCGCATGCGATGAGATGCTGACCATGCTCAACCCTGAATTTGCGGAGAAACAAAGGCAGGAACAGGAGATTTCAAGCTTGAAAAGCCAGATGGCCGACATGAGCAAGAACATGTCTGACCTTATGGCGTTGAACCGGCAGCTTATGGAACAGCTTGGCCTGAATACTGAAACATCTAAAACCAAGAAATAATTATGGGAATGTGGACTATTTTGGAAGAGGGGCGTGACGATTACGGACGCGGCTTCGGAATGAGAGGCGGCAGTGAACTGGAGGAGGCTTACAGGGAAGGTTGCCGGCATGGTTATGAAAAGGCCATGAGAGAGATGCACGGAGGAATGGGGTTCCGTGGTGAAGGCGGTTACAACGGTGGAGGAAGTTATTCCGACATGGGAGAACGCCGTATGCCGGGCTACTTTCCTGAGTATCCCCGAATGGATGAGATGGGCGAACGTCGGCGCAGACGTGCCAACGGGGAGTTTTATTAACATGGGAGGGGTGGAATGCCCCTCTTTCACTAAATCATAAATGGGTTATGGGACAAAGATTGGATACATACGACAGGCTTCCGTCAGGAATGAAAGAGTATCTTTCACAGTACGGGTGGCATTTCTCAAAAAAGATGTGCGAGTGGGCCGTATCGAAAATGAGGGTGTCGGATGATTCTTCATCTGCCGCATCTACAGGTAAGACACGTAAGCTGGAGGCAATGAAGAAGGATGAAGTCGAGGAACTTTTGAAGAAATACGGTATCAAACTGGAGAAGGATGCCGGATACGACTGCGTGTACGTGGCCAACATGGCGAAGGCGGATTATTACAAGAGCTCGATTGCCGACGAATCACATCTTGCGTTGTTCGTCAAGGATTATATTGATGATCCGGACGGATATGAGGGGTTGCCTTTCACGAGGTTTTACGCGGATTGCATCGGAAGCGGTACACCGATTATGTGGTCGGATATGTTATGATAGTGCAGGATTTCTACATACCGGAATATGACTGGAAGGTTCGGGTTTACTATGCCGTGACGACGTACTGGAAGTATGAGATTCTTCATGAGTTGAAAAGGATAGGATGCCGGGGTGGACAGCTTGAAAGGGCTGCCCGGAGCCTTTCTGAGGGTAATCCGGACACGGGGCTTACGTATTCTGACTTTTACGGACGAGAGACGCTGGTGGTGATTTCGCTTACGTCCACCCCCGAGCAGTTCCAGAACTCATGGGACCATGAGAAGGGGCATTTGTGCCGACATATCTCACAGGCGTTCGGGATTGACCCGTTTGGGGAGGAGGCGCAGTACCTTAGCGGGTATGTGGGCCAGAAAATGTTTCCGGTGGCGAAGAAATTCCTTTGCGGGCATTGCAGAAATAATTTAATAAAGAATCATGGATAAATTAAACATAAGAATTGAAGCAGCCCGTCTTGCCGTAGAAAGTGGCGCAGATAAAGAAACTTTTGATGAAATGGCAAAGGTTATTGAGAAATATATCATTGGAACATTGGATTTATCGGAATATGACAATCCGAATGCGACAATGGAGAAGGCTATGGATCTTTTTAAAATGAACCGTCATGAAGAAGAAAAAGCTTCCGATTTGGGAAAAACGGATGAAGTACGGATACAATGACAATTCTTTCTCCTGGATTTGGATATATTTGCTCACTTTAATATTCAATAGAACATGGAAGTAATGAAGGTATTGAAAGCCGTGTTCAGCGGCAAGAGCCGGGAGGAAGTATATAGTATGCTTTCTGCGGATGAGAAGAGAATATTGAATGACATTGCTTCCCGTCATGGTGTGAGCCGGGGGATGCGAAGAAAACTTGAACGTGATGCGAGGAAGGGAAGACATTGATGAGCTGATTGACAGAACCGACAATATTCCGTATATGGATTATTGCCGGTTGCTGTCGGTACTGTATTGGAATTTATGATGACCAATACTATTGTTCATTTTATCAATCCATAAATTTTCAACCATGACAGAATCTTATTGTAGATGAACTCCACATCATTACGGAAGTCCATATAGTTCTGATAAAGGAAGACCAAATTCGCACAATTATTAGAAATTGTGCTTTTAGCCTGAATGCCTAATACATTGGATAACTCGTTACGCAACCCGGAAGCCATCTTATCGCCTGCCAAAGAGGATGGAGAGTAAAGATATAATATAATGAAGATGAACTTTTTCCGTTGCATTACTGTACTTATGCCTTCATCGGACTTTTTGCAAATGATATTGGTGAACGTTTTATAAATTAGGGGAATAAGCTTCTTGTCTGATAGTATCGGTTTTATTAAGATGTTTTCTTCTTTGGACAAATCCGATTTTACGCTTCTGATTTTCCTAATGCGTTTGATTTTATCAAAATCCAGTTCCATGATACGATTATTTAATTAGAAATCCGTATATTTGTACCTAAATAATCGTTGGGGGGCCTGCTTGGTCGTGCGGGCTGGCTCCCTTTTTTATTTTCCATTTGTCTCCCGTCCCCACAGCATTGCATTGTAGAGTGAGGTGGCATAGAGTTTCACTTCCCAATTTTTGGAAAGATATTCGTTACCAAGGGCTGCAAGACTGGCTTTGTACCAGAGGTATTCATTTCTTTCAAGTTTCATATATTCCTTTATTTGTCCGGTTCAATAAATTCGACATCGTAGAGTTCACAAAGTTGCTCGAATGTAGCTTCCTCTAAATCATGGTCGAAGATGTGGAAACACCCAAAATTGTAGTCGAAGTTCTGACCGTCACAGAATGTTTGCTTTTTCGCGAGCGCACATTCTTTGCTTTTCAAAGAGAAGCATACGATTTCGTATCCTTTATCAAGGAGTTGTTTAAGCCGGGGATAGTCCTGACTAGTGGTGTAGAATATCATCATAGACTGAATTATGTAAAAATAACAAGAGAGCATCATCTTTCGTTGATGCTCTCTATATTAAAAGAATTCCTTAGTTGTTCTTTCTATTTAATTCTGTCGACTACAATATGCGCTATTTCTACAAATTCATCCAAACACTCCTTTACATATTGATAATGAGCACCTATAACGCCATCATTACTGGTAAGCTCAAATACCGGTTTCTTCGCTTCTTGAGCTAAAGGAATTAGACTATGATAATTTCTAAAATCCGCAATTTTATAATCGACTCCACCAATAACCAAATCTAAGGGGGACAACCTTTCCGAAATTAACGGCTCTATAAGGTATTGTTGAATATATGCAGGAATCTGGTTACTCCAATTCTGATACGCTTTTGTCTTGCGCTGCCTATATACATTGAATTGCTGTAAAATATATCCTGAAAATTTAGGCTCGCCTTTAGGGATGTCGAAATTATTCACTCGCGCTCTTTGCTTAGCAAAATTATAATCGTCAATCCACTGTGCAAATACTCTTCCTATATTTTGAGTGCCTCTTAAAGAAAACAAATCAGGAATCATAGGTATAATAAAGTTATCGCAACTCAATATAACAGAACGATTCAATGATCCTAAGTTAGGACCTAAATCGACGAGGATATAATCTATCTGATTTGATTCTCCGAACTCTTTTACCATCCTCAACAATGAGGATGTTACACGGAAACCTCTTTCTTGCGCTGCCAATATTTGCGTCCACGCATTAGACAATTCTCCTTCAAAGTCCGACAATAACAAATCTCCTATAAAAATCCAAATTCCTCTTCCGGGAACATGATAAGGAGTAACAGTCTTTACATCTCCAGCACCAGTAACGATTGGCTCAATAGCTTTATATAAACTATTGCCTTGTTCTCCCCAAGCCTCTTCGATAATGTTTTCCGAACAGATATGAGCAGTCAAGTTACATTGGGGATCTAAATCGACAAAAAGTACCCTTTTCCCAATTTGTTCTAAAGCGTACCCTAAATGGAAAGTAAAGGTCGTTTTCCCAACACCGCCTTTATTATTGAAAAAAGCTATTGTTTTCATAAATGACAAATTTAAAATCGCACCAAATATACAAAAATATTTGAGTAAGCGATTTGATTATACACTATTTAATTCTTTCAATTCTTCGTCAATCATCTTTTTTATCTTGGCTGCATCTTCGTATTTCTCCTGTTGGATACAGAGAGACAAAATATGATATAGCATATTAAGATGGGTGGTGTCGTGTCTCGACTTGACCCAGCGCATGAAGTTAATTGTCTCGTCCAGCCTCTTTCCCATCCGATTAATTATGCGACAGACAAACCATACGAGGAAGCATAAAGCCAAGCTGTTCACTACGAAGAACAGGACTTGCAGGATAAAATTAAGGGTGGTCATTGCTAAAATCCTCTTTCCTTATATTTACTGACACATTCATCCAATTGCTTTTTGGCGTCTTCCACAATCTTTTGATATTGCCTGATTTCTTCAATTTCATTTTCTGACAATTTAGGACAACCTTTGAGCCATGAATGGTAGTTACAACCGTTTATTCCGAAGAAGGAACATTCTGTGTTATAGTCATACCACTTTATCAGTTCCTCTTCAGGAGCATCCTCTTTGAGGTCGGTGACTATCACGTCCATGTTGAAGTAATAATCGCCACAGCACACTATTTCGCCCACGCATCCGGCGACCCAACTTTGCCGGGCATCCTCATAGTCGAAGTAGTGCTTTTTGCAGAAGGCTTCGAGCAGGGCGTTGCAGGAATCGTAGTAATTGTTCAATAATTGGTTATTCTTCATCGCTTCCTCCTTCCAGTAGTTCGGGGTTGTCGTGGATGTTACCATTTTTTTCCATTAAATAATCACACAACCATTCGCCCAAAGGTCTTATACCCAAAATCGCTTCATATTTGAGTCGTATGCACCATGCGCCAACCTTATTATTCCATCCGACAACGCAAACAAATTCTTTATTGTTGTGATAAAATTTGAGTATATCATCTTCGTAAATCTCCTTCCCGTTCTTGTCATAAAATAAGGAGAACTGCCCGACGGTTTCTGGATTAACCTGTTTTGAGGATAGGTCAATAGAATTTATGTCGTTTATGTAATCTTCGTCGGCGAGGTAGCCATACACCCATTCGCCGTTTTCGATTCTTTTTCCTCTGAATTTGATTATCCGTTTCATTTCTGTCCTCCTTTCTTTTTGAGTTCTGCCACCAAAGCGTCGGCATATATCACAGATTCTTCTATAACCTTTTTTTCTGCATTGGAAACACCTTCATAACACGTAATTAAAGACTTCATCGCAGCTATGGCCGCCTGTATGCGGACTTGATTCCAGTCAATGGTGTCTTCGTCATTGGTTTGTAAAAATTCAAGTTCCGACTGGATATAGTAAATTCCACTGCAATCATCGCTTATATATATTCGTTCGATACCGTTTTTACTAATCACGCGCTCTCCCGTTTCGTGGACATTCACTATATGCCCGTTTGATTTTATTCTTGCTTTCATACTCAATACTTTTTGTTCCCGTGTTTATACGGACGGAGTTCGTTATACTGCATTTTCTGTTCGATTTGCCACTCAATGTCTATTTCCATATCCTCGCAGAAAGAGAAGATTTCATTCAAGACAGAATGTACCTTCTCTTCCAGTACATCGTCTTCCGTAAAACCGTTCGTGATTTCCTTGGTGATGCCGAACATGGCTTCGGTAAATGATAATCCTGAATAATCGGATATGTGGCTTTCTTCGTAATTGAAGTTTTCCAAATCTATACCTTTAAGCCCGGCAAGGTCGAGCAGGCGTATCACGGCATCGGAAAGTTCGTCCTCCACGGAATCTTTGATGTATTCGTCAAAAGCGACCTTGTAAGCGTGCTCCGGGTCTCTCGTGAAACGACATATAAAATCTTCAAATGGTGTCCTGAATGCGTGCATTCTTTTCCTGTCAGCTTCCACGGCTTCCATTAGCTCGGATATGACCAAGCATAAAAGATGTTCGTTACTCAGGTCTTCCTCGTGCCAGCCGTGTTTGCAGGCGGTCTTGTAGGCACGGTCTCTCAGTTCGTTCAAGTTCATGGGTCAATCCTCCTTGTTTTCGTTTTTGATATTAATGAAACTATTATGGCTAAATGGAAAGGGAATACAAATAATGAGTATTACCGTACCGAGCCAATGAAAAAAGTCCTGAAATATAAATTCCAATATGTCTAACATTTATTATTCCTCCGTATTAGGTAGTAAATCTTCGATGTATGCCCAACGGGTGATATTTAACCCCCTTTTGAATACTTTCCAATTTTTAGAATCATAGAAAGTATCAAAGCCATCTTTGCCCATTTGGACTAAATAAATCTCGTTTCTTTTAGGTTGTTCGCTTGCGTCGTGCCATACAGAGTTGATGCACCAGTCGGCACCATCTTTAAACGCAATACACAAAGAGCCTTTCTCTCTCGAATCTGAATCTTTTGGATTATCAGTTAAACCAGAATATTCTTTTGCCGCTTCTTCAATCTGTTCTTTTGTCATAATTAATCCCCTTTCTCCTTAATAATTTGAACGTGTTGGATTCATTACATCGACATCACATTCATGGCATTTACTACATGTCTTATCTTTATCTCTAATGCAAGTTGGTTTAGATTTATACTTAATCCGTTCCAAAACATCCCTATTAGCTTCTAATATTTCATCAAAAGAAGGAATAGGCATCCACGCAATTTCTTCGTAATACATTGCCGATTTCGCCGCCCAATTTCCATTTATATAAATATTTTCCGATACAAAATATTTATCATGATGTTTCATTCTATTAAGAACTAATACTTTTTCTTTGGATTCCGGCAAACGTTCTTCTACACTTATCCACGAAAAATGTTTTTCCATCCATTCTGCACCACTGACAAAAGCCTGTTTTACGTCTCTTACTTCTGCATAATCGCTGTCCTCTGCTTGGGCGGTATATATTGCCGCCGCTTTTTCAATATCTTCTCTTTTCATAAATCAAAATCAAATTTCTGTTGTAATACTTCATCGGCATAGAACTTGTCAAATGACTTTCCGCTTATCCACCAGTTGAAGGCTTGTTCGGGATTATCCCACCTTACATCAGTCCATTTGTTTGTCATGAGCCACTCTATTGTTTTCATCCAATTCCGCTTGACATGGGGATAATCGGAAAATTCACGCAACAATTGTTTGTAATGTGTCATTGGGCAACCAATACAGCCGATACGCCGATACCCTTTGTCATAAAGTTCACAATGCGGTACGTTGGCAACGGTGTTTAGGAAAGTCCAAATATCTTGTTCCGTCCAATCAAGAAGAGGGGATACAACAATCTTTTCTTTTCCGCCTCCCATGCAGGAAATCATCGTTTCATTATGAATACTGAATTGGTCGAAATTGCCTTTAAACGTTTTACCGCCATTGATTTGCATTTCTTTCCAATTGTTACGCCTTGTACTTTCTTGTTTACGTACACCGACAAGATTGATTTTACCTGCTGCGTTTTGTTCCTTATAAACGTAACAGCACCACCGCAACTGTCTTGTGGGTAATATCCCTTTCTTCTTCGCTATGTCGTAGATGCTTATCTTAGGTTTGATAAGCTCCACGTCCGGATATTGCCGTCTGACAAAACGTATGACCTCCGGAGGGTCTACGCTGGTCAGATTCATGTGTGCTTTAAACTTCACACCGGCCATTTGCGCGATGTGGTAAAGGGCTTGACTATCCTTTCCACCGGAGAAAGCCAAATAGAATCCATTTTCGGGGTCTAAACGCAAGGCCATGGATTCAGCCTTGCGCAACAAGGCAATGGAATAGTCTATCTTTTTATCTAAATTCATAATTCAAACAATTCTTTTTGTACATATACATCGCCGTTTTTCAGTCTCACTTCGCCCAGACATTCTTCCCGAAAGCGTTTTTCCTGCGCATCGAAATATTCTTTGTCTATCTCGGTTCCCCAAAAATCAAAACCCATCTTATAGGCGGCTATCCGGCTGCTCCCGCTACCCAAATGAGTGTCGAGGAGCCTATTACCGGAACGAACGAACTTTTTCAGCAAGAAGTGATATAATGCAACTGGCTTTTGTGTAGGATGAATCTTTGTTTCTTTGTTAGCTCCACCGGTATTGGATAGACGGATGAGGGAAGCCGGACAATCGAAAGATGTCCATGCCAATTCAACTTGGGAGAAGTTTTCCCACGGTTGCATCTTATCCCAACAGACAATTCCACGGCTCGGTGGTAAATTGAAGTAATTGCCTCCCCATATTATCTGATTCCTGCTGACCCGAAAAAGTTCATCAAAATATTCTTGATTTGGACGGATATCCCATTTCTGAATATTTCCACGATTTAGACTTCTATCTTTTAGTTTACCTCTTCCGTGTGTACTTTTCTTGTCCAGTCCGTATGGTGGATCTACTACAGCCAACTCAAAGAACTTGTCAGGAATAGATTTCATGTATTCCATGCAGTCCGTGTTATATACTTCACTTATTGGCATAATTCTATCATTTTCTTATTCAAAATAAATTGTCATACCACTTTTTTCCTGCGGTTAGCCCACACGGCCGAATACGACATCCCCATCTCATAAGCTTGTTCCATGACAGTCATGTTACGGAATTTTGGGGAATGGTATTCTTTGGCTTCCGGATATTTCTGTGTCAGGCCGTAAGCGGATGCCTTCTGGTAGATGGAACTGAGTGAATGCCGGGACAAATACACGGCAATATCGTGTGTGGGCATGAAGCCGTAGTTCTTTTCCAGGAAATGAAGTTCGGCCGGCGTCCAATGGTTTATGTGTTTTGTTTTCATCGTTTTTTGAATCTAATCTGAATGAATCCTCTTTTTTCCGTTTCTCTCAACAAATCCATATCCTCATCCCGTATTTCGACCTTCGTTTCCTTGTTGACAGTCATGCCCCAAGGGATGCCGAAACGCTTCCTGATGCGGGCGCGTATGGATTCGTCTTTCGTTACCCAGTAAATCGTCAGTTTCATGGTGGAGTGAGTTGTCTGAGGGCTTCTTTGTCGCCATCGGCGGCACGTCGGCGAAGTTCTTGCACTAATGATAAGCTTGTATGCCCTTTCGGCGGGACAAATCTCCTGCGCTCGATTTCTTCAGCAAGCTTGTTGCGGTTGATTAAATCAAGCTCCTTGTTGCGTTCAGGAACAAACTCCTTGAAGAAAGCGTTACCTATACGCCGGGAATCAAATGCGCCGTATGAGTTATCGTATCGGCCAGCCTTGTAGCGTGCGAAGAACAGCATGACTTCGGACATCTTGAATCCGGATATTTGGGATGAAAACGACTGGCAGAATATGACTATGCCGTCTACAATGCCCTTTTCACGACTACTGGAAGAACCGAACAGGGCAGACACCTGTGTGTCTACCCAATAGGCGGAAGTACCTCCCCCATAAAGCGCGTCAAGCTGCAACAGTGTGGGACAATCTGCCATATACGCCTTTTCTGGATTGCTTGCGGCATACCCCCATTGCATCGGGGAAAATGCACACACTATCTCAGAACGGCCTTTCCACTTGGTCAGCCAAGCCCGCTTCGAGGTCAAGCTTATGTTGTTGCAAACGTTCAAGAGCATAGGCGTTTGCTTCTTGCTTGCTTGTATAATTGCTCCGATTTGCTGTTCCATGATTGTTTCCTGTTAATCCAAATAAGCCAGACCAGTTGTTGGCCATTGACTGCTCAACCACATTACGGGCTGTATCAGGGTTGTTTCCGCTTAACGTGAGAAGTTTCTTATAGCATGCTTGCAAGGACTTTTTCGATTTGTAGCTTTCACGTTTTTCCTGCTTGTATTTTAGCCATGTCTCAAATATGTCCTTGAAATCATCCGACACAAAGCTTATGTCCGGCAGCTTTGTGCCCTCTTTGGCCTTTAATGCCGCCTCTCGCTTTAGTAGTTCCTGTTCCCGCGCATTCAATTCCGCCTCCCTTTCCGAAAGCGTATCTTCATCCTGATTTAAATCCTGCCCACCTTTAGGGGGGCTTATGGGGGGATAATTATTCTCATTTACATTATCATTTACATTAGGTTCGACTTTGGTTCCGGTTTGGTTACCTTTTGGTTTCTCTTTGGTTTCCGTTTGGTTATTGTTTGGTTTGCCTTTGGTTTCCCCTTGGTTCGGCCTGCCTCCCTTTTTTCCATTCTCAAACCGTTGGTTGTTGACATCTATTTGTGTCTTTGCCATAGCCAGCATGGCTTTCGCTATCGGCTTCAGTTGTCCAGTAGTTTCTCCTGTTAAGCCATACTCTATTATGGCTGTGAGCACGTCTCCCTGAACATCTCTCGGCAGATTCTGAATCGCCTCCCACCAACTATCATAAAAAACAAAACTTGTCCTCATATCTTTAGAATCTCACATTGGTTAATTGCCTGTTGCCGGAATATACTGCCCACTTTCCATTTCCGCCGTCCACGAGGCGCAAATCCTTGACTTCCCCGAAACGCCTGATGTTTCCGCAAAGGTCTACAAACCATGCACTTTCCTTATTCAGATGCGGACGGATGCACCGTCCTACGATTTGGTAGTACAAGGCAAGCGACATTGTAGGTCGTGCCATGACGACTGTATCAAGCTCGGGGTAATCAAATCCTGTCGTAAGTACCCCGACATTGGCAACAACAGGAATATCGCCTGCCTTGAACGCTTCGAGAATCCTCTCACGCTCTTTCTTGGGGGTGTCACCCGAAACGATGGCCGTTCCGGGAATGGACCATGTGAGCCGTTCGGCTTCTTTCAGGAAACGGGTGAATACCAATATACCTTTTCGCTTCACTCCGCTCTTAGGATTAAGCAGGCGTTGAACAATGCTCACCAAGAATCCGTAGAAGTCGATACGTTCGTATTCCTTGACAACTGACTTGTCAGTATAGTCAGCCCCTTTCGTATTCACTTTCAGGTTGAGTTCGTTCCATCCGATAGGATTCATGGCGTAGTAGTCCAGTTTCGCCAGATAGCCCATATCAAGCAGGGTGGAAATCTGTACCTGATAAATGACTTCCGAAAATACACATGGGCGTGTCCGGGTGATGAATTTCAACATAGAGCCGTAATCACGGCTTGAAGAAAGTCTATATGGTGTAGCGGTCAAACCAAGTACTTTGCATTTCAGAATCGAAAGGAATGATTTGTACATCCCTTCTTTGGGATTCACCAAATGGCATTCATCTATGATTATATTCTGAAAGTGCTGAAAAAGTTCAGGATGATTAATCACGCTGCCTATGGTGGCAAAGGTTATTCTTGAAATCTCCTTTCGCCCGAACGATGCTGAATAGATAGAGCAATCGAGTACGCCATACGAACATAGCTTCAGGTAGTTTTGTTCCAAAATCTCTTTCGAGGGCTGGAACACCAGCGTATGTCCGTTGAGCCTTGCCGCTATGTCGGCTATCACAAGCGATTTTCCCGCGCCGGTGGGCAGCACCATGATGGCATTGTTCTTCTTCGCTTTGTTGGCAAAGAAACTGACTGCTGCATCACTGGCTTTCTGTTGATAATCACGTAGCTTGTACATATTAATCGTTGAAATAGGTAAGTTCAAATTCCGTATCGGTAAATTTTTTCATTCTTGGCATTTCAGGGTTTTCACGTAAATGAAGTTTCTCATAAATTTCTTTTGGCTTCATGTTAGGATGCTTTCCTCTTATTCTGCAAATAATGCTGCTACCACTTGCTACATAGATATAGCCAAATTCACCATCTTTAAGTTCATTAAAGCGTTCTTCCTCTGTTTTATGCTTATATACAAACGGGGCTTGTTTCCTATTCAGATGATATTCGTATTCTTCTTCTGATGCACTCCAGCCACACTTTGGGCAATATGAAGTTTGTGTGGTACAATAGGAGCAAGGAGGATTAATGTGGCAGGTGCATTCTCCTTCTTTCTCATGCTCGTCAATGATTCCATTACATCCGTTCCTATTACATTTCTCTCCTTTGAAATATCCTAAATCTTTCATATTCCTTTCTCCTTACTTAGTTTATCCCCCAAAGCCTTGTAATACTTGGTGAGTTCGGTTAATTCAAAATCAGCATACTTGCGCATTTGGTTTTTCATGGATTCCAGTATAAGGACGCGCTTTTCGCCATATTTGGCAATAAGTCCTTGACGGTATCCTTGAATGTTGCCCTCCATGAAGCGGTTGCACTTACGGCATTGGGCGTTGCAATTCATTTCGTCAAACCGTGTGCTCATGTGCTGCCTGTTTATGTAATGGCCACAATCAGCCTGCTCGTATGGCTTTATCTGACCACACGAGATGCAACGGAAATATCCGTTTGGCATTGCATCACGAAGCCGGATATAGCGGCTGAAGACTTTATCGAGTTTGGCTACCAAATCCGGCTTCTTCTTTATCTTGATGCCCGCCTTGTCGAATAAAGGCAAGGGCTTTTCTTTCTTCTTTAGCTTTCTTTTTATATAGTATGGCATTCTATTAATGGTTTACATAGTTCAACAACTCGTTTGCAATCCTCCACATCAAACATCCCTATGTGGCAAAGCTCACGTGGTATATCCAGTTGATTAGATAGCCATAGGTAGGCTTTATTTCTGTTAGATGTGTTGGGTATATTTTTCTTCCAAATCTTGTTTATAAGGTTTGTCTTGGCTATCTGGTCAAAATAGAAGTGGGCTTCTTTCTTGGCTTCCCTAAGTTCCGCATTTGCCAGACGTCCTAATGCTTGGTCTGTGCCCTTGTGGACACCAACGTATGCCTTGCAATCACGGCAGAGGTAAATCATGCCGTAGGAGCGTCCGTATATAACGGAACTGTCTACGTATTCGGTAGGCTTGCCGCAATAAGGGCAAATCTTTCCTGTCAGGATTTCGTTCATTTTTCCATCAAAGCATCTATAACATCTCCTATATCTTCGCAATCAGTAACATCTTTAAAAGAAATGTAGCGGTTATCACAACCATAGTCATCACCTGAAGGGCTGTCACCTATAAAGGGGATTATTTCTTCAAGATTATCCTCTTTAATTGCTTTTATCACAGTGTTTAATCGTTCAACAACTTCATCCTTCAATGATTCCTTGTAGCGTTTACGGATTATTTCCCTTATTTCTTTATCTTTTATTCCTGACTCTCTCAAACAGAGGAATAATTCGTTTCTAAAATCATAGTCAAAAATCTTTTTCATATAAATTATATTAGTTTTGTGGTACCGGCAGGACTTGAACCTGCATGAGCTTTCTGCTTTGAGTAACCCTTCCGGCTGGGTAAAGCTCCAGTACTCGTCGTGCGTCTACCAATTCCGCCACGGTACCGTTTGCCCGTCCTATCCTCACAGACCGGAAGGGCGTTGTTTTAACTAATACCTAATCCTAACCAAATAAGTATAACTATAGCGGAGGCCGTGCCGGAATCGAACCGGCTTCTTTACCGTATGGTAATATCCTTCCATGTGGACGAACGGCCTCGGGGAATACTCGTACTATCCGGACTGGTGGTTTTCGAATTTATCTTCCAAAAACCTCCTTGAACTTTTTGTCCAATGCCATCAATATCCTCATTCTTATAGCAGGATCCTCACTTTGGTCTATGGAATAAATACGTGAAAGCAACATCTTACGGGAACCACAAAAACACCCACAAGTATAGAATGGATCGACATTGGGATAGTTGTGTTTATACCAGATGTGGTTTGTTCCTTTGATTGCCACGTATGTTTCGGATACGATAAATTCATCTTCTATTGGTTTATATCCGGGTGTGTTCGGGTTTCCTGCGGCACTTCTGCGGACAGCCCAATGGCTATCCTTGGCAAGCTCAACCAACGTACCGGAAGGTGTGTTCGGGTTTCCTGCGGCACTTCTGCGGACAGCCCAATGGCTATCCTTGGCAAGCTCAACCAACGTACCGGAAGGTGTATTCGGGTTTCCTGCGGCACTTCTGCGGACATCACAATCGCTATCCTTGGCAAGCTCAACCAACGTGTCGACAGGTGT